CCGGATTTTAACCGGCAGGCATCCTTTTGGGAGGTGGAATAACCTTTCGAGAGGGGGGGACATGGTCGCGCAATCGCGACGGCACATAAAGTGCTGGGCCATGTAAGAGTCCAAGCTTATCAATTTAAGCTTTGGGTCCCCCAGTGGGTGGATCAGTCGTTCGATCCGAGTTCGACTACAGCGCCTAGGCCTCCTTGAGAGGTTCGAGTTGCTGGAAAAGGTCATGTCCCGTCTAAGCGAAATATACGGAACTTATCGAGATCGCTTTGAGCCTCGTAAAAAGCTCGCCGCTTCTGGGTTCAGGAGAACCCTGTCATGGCAATACAATCAGAGATGGAAAACTCTGGCCATAACGCAAAGCATTGCGAAACCCGATCGGGAAATGACCCGACGTCCGTTGCCTGGCAACGAGTCCGCCGAACCGTCGAGGCGTTTCATCACGCCTCTCTCCCCAACCACTACCTTCCTCACTCGCCCCCCTCCAAAACCGAATGTGTCGACGGCCTCTCCTTTTTATCGACACGTCCACTCCCTACCAATCTGGAAGTCTCTTGTGCGGCCACCATGTTTCAGTTCCGTAAGGTCCTGACTGGTGACGTCAGTAAGACCGCAAAGAGACGAGCGTGGGATGCCTACAAGGCTAAGCTCTCACCTCATCCAGCTCCCCCTACCCCCGGTTTCGCCCACGCCGCAAGGCAGACCGTCCGAAATCTTCTTCATCGTAATTGGGCTCGCACTTACTTTTCTGAGTGCTTGCTAGCGGTTCCTTCCTTGAAGTCGTCTATTGATACGACTCCGGGGAATCCCCTCTACTCGCGAGATGATTTCCTGCGTTTTACCGTCTACGGTGAGGCCGTCCCAGCTATCTGGGACCTCTTCCGCTTCCCGTCAAACCCCCGTGAGTTCAAAGCTCTCACTGATGATGGCAAACTTCGCCTCATCACAAAAGCGACCTCAGCGGCTTTAGTTCTCAAGCCGCTTCATACAGCGCTGTATTCAGCGCTGGTACGAACGGGAGCCGTCCTACGGGGACCTGCCACCTCCTCGGCTCTGGACGGAATGATCCCAAAAAAAGGGGGAGGAGTTTTGCTCCGCCGATTACAAGGCGTCTACTGAGAATTTTATCAGTAGTAACTCCCTCTATCTTTTATCCGTGTTACGCGACTCCCCGGGCGGCTCAGTAGTGCCTCCCGTCGTCTGGGATGCCGCCGAACGGTTTCTGGGTCCCGCCTTAACCCAACTCCTTTCTCCTGATGGAGAGGTCCTCGATGAATTCGTCGCCCGTACGGGACAACGCATGGGCGACCTCCTCTCCTTTCCGCTCCTTTGCCTCACGAATCTCACCGGTCTGGTCCGTGGACTTGGCTGGCGGGAGACGAGGCGACTCTCCGATTCCGGATTGCTCAAGATAAACGGGGATGATCTTGCTTTCCGGTCTACCCCCAGTGACATTGATCACTGGCAGACTACCCTCCCCGAGTGCGGCCTTGTGCTGGAGCCTTCTAAGACTCTTAGGCACCCCCGGGTCGTCACTCTTAACTCCACCTTCTTCCTGGCGCGTCGTGGTCGGCGACCATCCTTGATTTGGTTCGCCCGCGCGACCGCCTTCGTCATCCCCCGGCCCAATTCCTCTGATCCGACTTTCTTCTCCGATCTCCGTGGCCGGCTCCCTAAACTCATCGGCGCCCAGATAGATAACTATCGGGACTTCCCCGCCGATTATCGATCCCGGGCTTTACCGGTTGCTCTTCAGTCGTTTTCTTGGCTGTTGAAGCACACCCCAGTTTACCCCTTCCCGGAGGGACTCCCCTATCCTGCGCGTTTCCGGCGGCATCTTTCCGATGCCACCCGGGCCGCGAGGACGATTCGAGCCCCCCCTTCCTCCCTCCGGGCTCCCGATGGTTTCTTCCGGGTTTCCACAAAACCCGGATCTCTAGTGGACTTAGCTGTCCACAAAATGGTTAGCCAGGTATCTGCCTGGCATCGCCAACCCGCCCCCGAGGTCTTTTTCGCTCCTTTACCCCCCCGACCTCGTCTCTCCAAAAC